AAGCTTGCACGTGGCTTTATGAACGATGGTAAGCTATCACTAGATGAAATCAACTCAGCATTTGCCGCAGTTGATGTTAATTCTAAGACAGCAGCAGACCTACAAGTTGAAGCTAACCAGTCAGGTGTAGCAGTTACTATTGCGCCAACTGTTGGAAAGCCAGACGGACAAGTTCCAGAAGAGCAACCAATTGATGAAGATTGGGATAAGCGATAATGGCAGATAAAGGAACAGCAGCTAAGCTGATTGAAGTAGCTACAGCAGAATTAGGGACTATTGAAGGACCTAAAGATAACGAAACAAAGTACGGCGCTTACACAAAGTCTAACTTTCAGCCTTGGTGTGGGTCTTTCGTAAACTGGTGCGCTAATGAAGCCGGTGTAAAGGTACCTAATACCGTTTACACCCCTGGTGGCGCAGCAGCATTTAAGAAATCTAACTCATGGATTGATGCAGATATTGCTGACCCAGATGCTGGAGATATTGCTTACTTTGATTTTCCATCAGATGGTGTAGATCGTATTTCTCATGTTGGCATTGTTATTAAAGACAATGGCGATGGCACAGTTTGGTGCATTGAAGGAAACACAAGCCCAGATGATAAGGGCTCACAACGTAATGGTGGTCAGGTTTCTAAGAAGCTTCGTGCTTATAAGAAGAACCCTAAGAAGGTTATGATTTCAATCGTAGGCTTTGGTCGCCCTAAGTTTGGTGCAGCACCAGCTAAAGCAGAAGCTTCAGCTAAGTGCCCAACCTGCGGTAAGTAATGTATTACCTTACACACTTTACATTTCAAGGAACATTCATAGTAACGCTAGTCGTTACTACTATTCTTGGTATGTGGTGGGCTGAGCGTTAAAAATTAAATAATAAAGCCCCCTAGTGATAGGGGGCTTTTTTATTGGCCTGGTGACTATAGCACTGTTGTTACACGGTAAACTATAGCGGAGTACCAAACTTATCTACTGTAGAGTGGATTTCTTGCCCACGATACATTGTCTTACCTTTGTGGATATGAACTTGATCAAAATGGAAGCTGTCGTCATCTCCGTCTTTAAAAAAGATAACGCTTACACCCTGTTGCCAGTTCTCAAAATACTGAAGAGCCTGCCCCTTAACATCAACACCACCCTTAACCGATGGTACAGCCCCATCCACTCGGCAGAGGCATCCAGGCGAGAATGATACGCTTTTAATGGACTGATCCCGATCAAAGACAGTTTTGCTCTGTTGTTCCATACGATGTGTATGACCAAAGAGGGTGGAAATATTTGGATTAGAATTCGCATATTGAGCAGCTGTAGAACCAGATGCGTTAGCCCTATCACCATGCATAGCACGAAGGCGCTTATTAATCCAATGTGCAGCAGCTGGGTAACCATCAATAAACTCCACTCCTAGTTCATCACAACGCAATAAATTTTGTAAACTTAGTACCGGCCATGAATCCGGCATGTTTGCTACCTTTATACCGTAAGCAGCAGCAGCGTTGTTATTAACGAAACGAGTGAGACGCTTATCATGATTACCTTCAAGAAGAATAATTCTTGCATCCACCCCGGCATTAGCACGCTGCTCAGCAAGGAAACGATGGCCACGATTAATAGCAAGTTGGGCAGTGTGAGCAAAGTTTGTCTCCTGTTCGTAAGTACCATACATAGGTAAGTCTAGGAAGTCTCCTAGGTTAATAACTTGGGCCACTGGGTGACCGTGATCGAGTCCAACGATTTGTAAAGCAACGTCCATTGCAGCTTCGTCATGAAACGGATCTAGACTACCATCTTCGTAGCGACGGTAACCAATTTGTGGATCTGGTAATGCAACTGCTACTTTCCAGCCACTGCTTATCAAAGCAGGGGTCGGGGTAGTTTTTGGATTAATGACTACTGGATCTGCTGGCTGTACTGGTTGCCAAGTAGGTCCTTCACTCCACTTAGGAGAGAGAATAATTTTAGTATCATCGGGATTAGTAGAAAGACTTACCTTACTAATCTTGCCGATATCTTCAGGACTTAGGCCATTAGCCTTAAGTAGTTTATCTATGGAACTTAAGCCACTAGATGCAGCAGCTTCTTCTTTAGCGGTATTATATGCATCATTTAGCGACATGTACAGTTCCCATTTCTGTGCTCTTTAAGAGACGTTAGACCGAAAGTTGCACCAGCATTTTTATAAAGAGTGTGAAGACTACGAGTAGTAAAGTCCTCATCGTTTAAAGATTCTTCAAAAGCTTTGTACTCTATTTCAGGTAGCAGTACAGCCCATTGACCCACAACACACTTTCCTAAAATGAAAGTGTTCTCTTCTTTTGCCTTTAAATACAAAGCATCTAAACTCATTGCGCCCTCCAGCTAATAATAGGGCCTTAGTTAAAAGGCCCTATTATCATTGTATACGATTTAGTAGGAAGTTTCAATTCCTTGTGCCCAAGAGTCCTTCTGACGAACGACTGATGGAGAAACAATACGACCATTAGCTTGAGTCATTCCAGCTGATGGATCTGTCTGCTTCATGTATGTTGCCTTGATTGAATACGCAGCACCCTTACGTTCTCCACCTGGAGCAGCAGCTTCGTTTACACGATTAGCTTTTGTGCCTGCGCCGTATGGATCTCCAGCTGCTGTATTCTTCTTAGGAATAAGCGTGCCGGCTTCTGGTGATGCTGATGGTGAAGTAAACTTGCGTCCTTCACTGCCCATTGTCTTGCGACCTTGGGTATTTCCTGCGGCTACCGCAGCGTCTAATTCTGACTTTGCCATTATGGTACCTATCTGTTAGAGAGCTCTATGTTAATTGACCGAGATAGTAAATACAATTGCGGAAATAGATCCGTCTCTTGACTCCACGGTTGTAAAACCTGGGCGACAAGTTAGATCTAGTCCTCTAGGGGCTACGTATCCTCTAGCTATGGCTATTGCTTTTACTGCTTGGTTTACTGCTGAGGCTCCTACTGCACGTAGCTTGATCTGTGGAGATTCATATAGCGCATGTGCGATAGCTGAGCCAACGGATTGTGCGTTAGATCCAGCGCTTACACGCAGGAACTTTTCTTCTGTATCTTTTTCATTCACGAGTTGTAGTCCTTAAGGTATGTGCCCACCTGGGTAAACTATACCTTAAGCTGTCTCTACAGGGTCTCCATAACCGGCAGCTCTTAAAAGATTTACAAAGTCTTCTAGTCTAAGGATGGTCACCCATTCCCCTATAGAAGCCTCTCCCTGCCCGTTTAAGCGCAGTACAGCAACGGGTAGATCTTTCCCATTAGACCGATCTTTAAGTTGCTTAATAACTGTGCTAGGGCTGAAATCCTTGCGTGCTTTTACTTCCCAGTCAATACCAACAGTGCCGGTAACGTCAGTTCCAGGCCTACCAGCACCAGTGGATTCCGCAAACGGAAACCCATGCTCAGCAAGATACTCTGCAACAACTTTTTGTGACCTATAACCACGATGTTTCCTACTCTGACTTGGCATAACCGGACATCCTTGTTTTAATTAATACTTCTAAATCATCTATGGTGGTGTTATTAACAAAGATCTGGTCTACTGGATAACCATCCATCTGAGTCTCTGAGATATGACCATTAACTGGATCTACACCAAGTCGTTTAATTCTCCAGATTTGACCACCTGTAGACTTAATAGCATCCGCTTCGTTTTCAAAACGAACGTCTGCGATAACATAGTCTCCACCAAACTCTATATCCTTTAGGGCTTGTTTAACCCAAAAATCTTCTCCAAACAACTTACGGGCAGCAACGCCTGAAGTCTGTAGAAGGCGACGAATGTGGGGAGACTTCTTAGCTTCTTCCCAACCATCACGATCTACTTTGGCCCGTACAAATAGCGGCTCACCCACTATAGAATCGTACATAGGGTTAGTTTCATATAGATACTCACGAATCTTATCAGCAAAAGCAAGACGAGTAAACCCGTAACGCTCTACTAATACGTTTGCAACAGTGTCCTTACCTGATTGTGCATAACCTGTTAGTCCAATGATCATGTGTTGAACCTCCGCGTTCTAGCTCTCATTCCCCCACCATCTGAGGTACGACGTGTAAGCTCACGAGATACAAGTTGTGAGTCTCTCTCAACATTGAGAGTTCTAGTCTCAATTAATTTACGAAAAGCATACTTAACATCTGCCTCATGCTGAAGCTCTTGAATGTCTGAACTATCTGCAATCTGCGCTTTTATAAGTGCAACACGATCACCCTTAGCTCCAGTCCAATGCTTGAGCATTGCCTTAGCCTCTGCGTTCTCTAGGTTGCGCTGTGCTTCACGCTCATTGATAATAGCAATAGCCTGAGCACCGGCAAGGTGATCATTCCATTGTGTGAACTGGACAAACATATCCATAAGACCTTCATCGTCTAGTTCAGTAATATCACGAGGCAACATAGGAATGTCTACCTCTGGTTTGGGTGTTAATGAGAACCCAAGTTCGTTTACTGCTGCAAGAACATCTCTACTAATGCTCACTTTGCCTCCTGAAATGGTGCACAACGTTTACACCCTGTAGCAGGATCAATACTGCACATAGGTGGTCGCTTATTCTCTGCTGCCCATGCTATATCTAAAGCCTTATCAAAGATCTCTTTGGTAAACTCTGGGTTGTAAGCTACGACAAATTCTTTGTAGTCTTGGTTGGCTTTAAGTTCATAGATAAATACAATCTCTTTAGGAGCAAGCTCAAGCAGACCTTCTTCAACCATCAAGTGGCAAAGATGTAGGTATACCTGACCCTGAAGTTGGTGCATGCGGAAAGGAGTCTTAACTTGCTTCCAAGCCTGTTCTATATCTCCGTTAGCTTGCTGAAGAATTGCTGGTGCTTCAAAGCGTAGAGTTCCTGAACCAATAGACTTGATTTCAATAAGGCAATCATCGCCTAGGCCTTTAATCCAACCATCGGCGTGGCCACGCATCATATGCTTATCACTACGGAGTGGTACTTCTTTATACTGAACACTCTTATGTATGTCTTTAGACACAGCCCAAGAAGTGCCGGTAGAGTCTCCCCACATACCGTAAAGAACACCCATTTCTTTAAACCAGTCTTGCCACTTAGCATGGATGATATGGCCTTCTGCAAAAATAGATGCAAGGCGGGCTGTGGTTTTATCACGTGTCTCTGTATAGTTACCAGTAACAGCGTGGTACTGTGCTAATGCACACCAGTCTTCTTTAATAATATCCGAAGGATGGATGTAACTCATGTCACGATCATCAAATGGCTTAGACAAGACGTGACGTTCTAATGCACCCATTAAACGAGTTTCTCTCTTACTCGTACTAAGGAATGCTTTTAAATCTTTGCTGGC